CCATGGCGCGCAGCAGCCGGATACGCCCCTCCAGCAGACGGCGTCCGTCCCCGTCCGCCCCTCTCAGCCGGTGCTCCAGGAGCAGCACCCGCTCCCGCAGGGCGGCGGCACTGGCGCGGTATTCGCCCGATAATTCCAGTAAGGTCATTTGTGTGTCTGTTCTCCTCCTCTTGTTGTGTGCGGCCGCGCTCCAGCTCGGCCAGGCAGGCGGGACAGAGTCCCCGCTCCCCGCTGTAGAGCTCTGAGCGGCACCGGGGGCACCAGCCCCGCGGCGGAACCCGCTGCACATCCCGCAGCGGATCCACCCATACCTCTGGCTGGATGGCGCATTCCTCCCAAAAAAATTTTGTAAAAAAATATACCACTTTCCCTTGACAAATCCCTCCGTGTCTGTTAAACTAACCTTCGCTGTGGACGAGCTGGTATGCTGGTGTAGCTCAGTTGGTAGAGCAGTTGATTTGTAATCAACCGGTCGGGGGTTCGAGTCCGTCCACCAGCTCCAACAAGTTCATACGGAGGAGTTCCCGAGTGGCCAAAGGGGGCAGACTGTAAATCTGTTGCGATTCGCTTCGGTGGTTCGAATCCACCCTCCTCCACCAATAAAACGTCCTGCCAGTAGGTGGGGCGTTTTATTTTTCTAAATCCCTTGCATCCCAATAGATGCGGGGGATTTTTCTATGCACTGGCAGAGCGCCTGGAATGGCTATACAGCTAATTTCCTATTTTTTCAATTTATCCAAACTGACCCAAATAAATCAATTAAAAACTTAAATATTTGGGTCAGAATTTGGGTAGAAAAAAGAGGCCCTCCGGTACGGTGTCGGGGGCCTCCAAAGGCTTGATGCATCCTAATAGAAAGAGAGAAAGGATGAAACATCTTGCCTATTTCTTACTTTATCTTTAGGAGAAAAAAATACGCCCCAGAGGTCGGCACGTACTATAGCTACGATATCGTAGCTTATGGCCTGCTCCATCAAGGCCCCGTGCAGATCCTCCAGGACGTATCGACCGATGCGGAACTGGTCTTTCGCATGGTCATGGCATTTAACAGGTATAGCCTCTCACCGCTGCACCTAAAAGATGCCGTTCTGGATATGCTAGAGTAAGTCCTTGCCGGGTAGGAGGCACCAACTCCTACCCGGTTTTCTTATTATATCATACTTCCGTAAGTATAAAAACGGTTACTTATAACAAATATATACTTATGGAATTATACAATACTTCCAGTAGTATAAGTATAATGACCATACCATGAAAAGGGGTGAGGTCATTGGCATACTCAGAGGCACAGAAGGAAGCGACCTCTCGCTATAACAAAAAGGCGTATGACAGAATTGACCTCATTGTACCGAAGGGAAAGCGACGGATAATTGCAGAATATGCAAAGTCTCAAGGGAAAAGTACAAATAGATTTATAAACGAGGCGATAGACAAAGCAATGGAGGAAGCTGGCACTTAGTATGCCAACTTGACTACATTATTCTTTCGGGCCTCCAAGTCCACATGAGTGTAGATTTGGGTAGTGGATAATTTGGCGTGACCCAACTGGTCCTGCACTGAGCGAATACTAGCTCCACCCTCCAACAAGGCTGTGGCGTAAGTGTGTCGTGCTTTGTGCGGAGAAAGCTGTTGCACCTGCTGATCCTTTGGCAGAGTGGCGTTAAGATCCCGAAGGACGGCGGCATAACGATGGGCGAATATAGGTGGCTTCAAGAATCCGCCGTCGGGCCCTGGGAGGACATACAGGCCGTTTTTGGGGATTGACTTAACCACATCGGTACCTGCGTCATTTAGGGCCACCACGCGTTCTCTCCGGCTCTTGGTAGTATCGACCAAGGCGTACTTTCGGCGACGCTTCACTTGGCCTGTCTTATCTGGCTGCATGAGAGCGTCTGGGTCGTCGTTCTCGACCTCGGCTACTACCCGGCGAATGGTGAGGGTGCCAGCTTGGAGATCAACATCGGACCACATGAGGCCGCACAGCTCCTCGGTGCGCAGTCCGGTATAGAGGGCCAATTCCACATAAGCCCCCCATTTGTGAGAGGGAGCGTAAGTGAGGATGGCACGTACTTCCTCTAGGGTATGTACCTTTGGGGGTTTCGCTGGGTCCCGGGTGAGGGATATATCTTCTGCTGGATTGGCCTTACACAGACGGTTTTTTCGTGCGGACTTGAAGATACCGTTGAGGCAGACCTTGATCTCATTTCGAGCTGAGTGGGATAAACTTGCAGCCTTTGCAAAGATCTGTTCGATGTGTACAGGCCGCACGGAATCCAGTTTCATACGCCCGATCTCTGGTAAAATAAATTTTTCGATATAATACTCATAGTTTTCGTATGTTTTGGGGGCGACACGCCCCTTTTTACTGACTTCAAGCCAAGTGCGGGCCCATTTTTCTACAGTCTTGACGCTCTCGACCGCTTCGCCGCCACTCTCTCTCAGCCAGTCCCTGTATTTCTTTTTGGCACCGCGGCCATCTTTATCTTTGGAGTAAAAGGAGAGGGGGGTGGTGCGACCTTCAACTTTGACGCGAAACTCCCAACGACCGTCTTTTCTTTGGCGCAGAGAGCCCTCTCCGTTTGGATTTTTTTCTTTCATGGGGGTATCCTCCTTCTATTGCAATTTTGCGCCTGGTCAGGTACAATAAAAGGGCGCAAAGGTGCCTTGGTTTTGAGGCTGGGGCATTTTGCTTGGTACAGGATGTTGGTAGCACTCTGTACCATATTCGCCTCCGGTGTTGGTAGCACCGGGGGCGGTTTTTTATTGCGCCTTTTTCAGATCGGCCAGCTCCTTACTCATGGAGCGGATAACCTGTTTCAAGAGAGCCACGTCATCCTCTATGGCCTCTATTCTGGTCATGGGAGTTAACTTTGCCTGTACGCCTTGTAACCCCTCCGCCAGCAAGTCAAACTTCGGCATGACATCCGTATCAAAATAGGCAATCATGCGCTTCTCAGACGCCCGAATGGATGCGTCAATCATGGTCTGGATAGACTGTAAGTCTTTTTCGTCTAACATCAGAATGCCTCCTTCAAGTCATTTGGGTGACGGTGATGGTCGTTGTGAGGACTTCCTATCGTAGGTTAAATGTAGCGGAGTTACTTCCCTGAGAAATCGTAATCACAAGAGGCGCAGTATCACCGGCAACAGCATCGGGCAATTCAAAAACAATCTTTCCGGTAGCTGTGGTCAACGGGTTCATAGACTTGTTATGCATATCCTCATCATAAGCAAGCAACTGTACGGACGAATATTCATATGTCCCGTCATATGTTATTCCGCCAATTATATCGTCTCCAAGACTGAAAGAAGGCCAGAATGTGCCTGTTTCGGTTCCGTTGTTTGTAACCGTCATAGAGACAACGCCATACTGATTCCCTTCATCTGGAGAAAAGTACCCATAACCATTGTCTATTTTCGTAGAAAACTCAAAGGCAGTCACAGATACAGTCCAGTCCCCGACTTCTGCCGTTTCACCAAGTGCAAGTCCGGTGGCTTCTATAGCCGATGTTGGGGTCGGCTCCATAGAAGCCACCGGTGTTCTATCACCCGCTGTAACAGGAGGCGCTGAACTGTTGGTTGGCGAAGGATTTTGGGAGCAAGCGCACAAAGGAACCGTAAGCACCGCTGACATCGCTAGACAGAAAATGACCTTCTTCATGATAATATCTATCCTCTCTTATTTATTCCGCTCTCCGGCGGTAGGTTACTAAAAATACAATTCTGCTGCTAGATTCCCGTGTGTGTACCAACAGACAGCTTTGCGCATGAAGTCCTCAGTTACACCAAAATATTCAGCCAGATCCCATAGATCTGTATGGCCGTCAGCCACGGCTTCGTCTAGGTCATCCACAGGAATAAGCCGCTTTATCTCCCATTTGTCGGCTCGGTTCTCATGCTTGCGTCTCACATCCAATTTAGCAAACGGGTTATAGAAACTCCCAGTTTTACAATGACCCAGCTCATGCCCCAGAGAGACTTTTTCCTTCGCAACCGTGTCCATCTTCCACGGGTCTATCCCAATAGCACAGCAACCATCTTCCGTCTGAATCGCCATAGATTGGTCTACTTTCATGGGAAGCCAAAAAACAGCTATACCGTCTTTGTCGGCTTCTCCATACAGGTCGTACAGCTCACTTGCCATCGCGTTCCCGCCTTTTTTTCATTATCAAAAGGTCTCTCAGGTCTTTTGCATCATCCCACATATCATCTATCTCCTCGTCCGTCAATGTGGGGTCTGCTCCACGGAAAAAAGCGACTTTTAGATTTTGCTCGTCAATGCCGCGCTCACCATCCTGGGTGGGCGCTTTTTTTGTTTCTTCTCCATATACCTCATCCAGAGTAACGCCCAGAATATCTGCAAATTTTTGGGCGTTTGGCTTTGAAAGGTCTTTGCTTCTCCCGTTATTTAATTCCGACATTGTGGAGCGGGGAACCCCAGCGGCCTTACAAAGAACAGTCATGTTCTTATAGCCGTGTTCCTTCCCAAGACTTTCTATATGCTTGTACAAATCTTCCATAATTCCCTCCGCCGTTTGTGCAAAAAGGCAAAATTACAGATGACCGTACTTTATGCTTGACTTTTACAGTGAACAGTAATATTATAGTCACATGAAGTACGGGCGGCTGTATTTACTATCTGTGGCAAGATAAGTATATTACAACTTTCCGTAATTGTCAACAACACGATATAGGGAGGTGAGGAATGGAATGGCACAACTTACGGCGTTCGGCAAGGACATCGGCAAACGACTGATTGACCTGAACAAACCGCAGACTTGGTTGATTGGGGAAGTTCGAAGCAAGACCGGCCTGTACTTTGATGATTCTTATATGTACAAGATTAAGACCGGACAGCTCTCCACGCCAAAGGTAGTCCAGGCCATCCGTGAAATTCTGGATTTACCGATGCACTCCAATTATGAAGGGAACGATGTCCAATAAACAGGACTGATAGAAAGGGGTGAACCCGATGGACGAAAAGAAAAAGAGCGCCGAACAGACGGCGCTCGGGGACGAACTGGACAAGATTCTTGGCCCGAACGAATTTAAGGCCTTGGGGGAAGATCTGGCGTTTGTGATTGCAAAGCATAAACTGACAAGGGAACCGGAGACCTGCGAAAAGGTGTTCCGCTATATGCCCTTCGTGATCTTTGGCTGGAACTGCGAGTAAAGTGGACAAGAAAATTTGTCCTTACAAAACATCAGTTTGTATCTTGGGTCTTGCTTATGTAGAGGCAGTTTTGCGTTTTCAATAATAGGGCACTCGGCTCGGAGGAATTGCCATATGCCGCCTTCTGTCTCTCTATACCACCCGCAAACTGATACATCAACAGCCCACAAGGGACATTCCCCGTTGTTAGATTTAAGTATGGATGTCGTTACCATGCAAATACCCCCTTTGGGGAAAGTATAACCCATCGGCGGGACAATCGCAACACAGAAAAACGGTGAATAAGGAAGGAGGTGGGTGGAATTGGTGGAAATGAAGGGGGGTGAGTGTCGTTGCTTACGGTTCGCTTGCTGGTTTATCTAATCATGGCATTGGCATTTATGTTTTCTGCCCTGGCCGCTTGTCACCTAATAAGAGAGAACCCGGAAAGCAATAGGCCCTGGTTGATTGCCGCCCCAGCTTTGCTTCTAACCGTTGCGTTGCTGGCTGTTATGGTGGATGACCTACTTTCGTAAATCCTTTTGCATAGCGTTGGCTAAATCAGTAGACAGATCTTCGTGTTGGCGAACCTGTTCCATAAAATCCTCAGGCGGAAGGAGCCAAAGGGCGCGGAGGAAAATCTGAACGCCGCTCTTGGGAGACTTGTTTCTGGACAGATTCAAGATACCACAGAGCAAGTCCAATAAACCGGACAATAAAGCCCGCACCTGATGGGGCGGGAGGTGAAGGGGGTGAGGACGGTGGGAACATCTATGGGTTTTTCCCCGGCGGGGTTCAATCAGATTGTAATATTTTCTGATGAAAACGACTTCAAAGACATTGTGGCCGCCAATCCAGCGATGACGGCAATCATCGAGGATAGCGACCACAATATCTACATCGCAGGGGTTAAAGCGGGGGCCAGTTGACTGCGGGGTACAACGGAGTCCCATCCTTTTCCCATTCAAAGATGATAGACTCCGGGAAACCTTCTCCAGGAGGTGCACCGAGGTCTTTCCATCCGGCCTGCGTGTAGGCAAAGTTTACGGCTTCATATTCAAGAATATCGTGCGAGGTTAACTTGTACTCATAGCGAAAACCTTTGCGAGACATAATTTCACCCCCCTTCCGCGCCCAGTATACCACTGCAAGGAAGGGAGGACAACAAAAAGCGCCCCGGCCAGTGGTGTACCATCGACTGAGGCAGAAAGGAGGACGTTATGGAGAATTTGGAACCGCGATTTACGACCGAAGAGGTCGCAAATCGCTACGGAGTAAAGATCACAACAGTTCAGCGGTGGGTGAGGGAGGGGCGTTTGACCGCTCTAAACTTAGGCGGAAATCGGTATGGGCCTTATGTATATCGTCCCTCAGACCTAGAGGAATTTGAACGGAAGACAGTCAGGGAGGCGGTATCTATATGAAAAACCGTACCCGAAACGAGCGCCGCCGGGCACGCCGGGAAGCTGTGAGTGCAGCAGTGTTTGCCACCTGCATCGTGATAGCCTGCGGACTGCCGAACTGGGTGGAGTGGCTACTATGAACCGCTATCTGATTACAAGCGTTGCGGCTCTGTTTCTCTTACTGGCGCTGGTTGCACTAGTTGAAATCATCTGGAACCAGGAGCCGGAGCAGCCAGCCATTGAAACCCCGGCAGCAACCACCACCCCGTCCCCCACGCCCACCGGCCCGCTCACCATCCAGATCACCGGACTGGAGGGCGCGGAGAGCATCGACGATGTGTGGGCGGTCATCGAAATACCTGGAGGGAACGAAAATGAATGAAACCCTAGATTTTATCGAAATTGGCTCTGACGAAGAGATAATCCAAAAGATGGGGACAGAGCAATATGTGAAGCTGGTAAACCCGAACACCGCCCTATATGTAAGCTCTGCTGCCGCAAAGTGTATCCCCAATGTTTCCACCCGTGTACTTATTGGCAAGGCCGGGAATTATTTGCTGTTCCACTTCACAAGCAGTAAAAAAGGCTTTGCTGTGTCGAGATATTCCGGCGGATTCTCCATACCAATGGCAGGCATAATTAGCAAACTTGGGATAAGGCCGGAGCAGGTAAATGGCAAGCGCCCAAAGCTCATCAAAGATGGCTTTGCAATCGAGCTATATTAAAAGCGCCGCTCCCCGGTGTGCGAGACCGGAGGGCGGCAAGAGAAAGAACATCTGCCCTTATTATCAGGGAAAGGAGCTGATTTGTCAATGGGGATTACACAGGAAACGCGCCGCGAGGCGTATCAGGATATCCAGATGGCGGCCAGCAACCGCCGCAGACTGATCTACACCACCCTGCGGAAGCGGGGGCCAATGACGGCGGAGGAGCTGGCGGACACCCTCGGATTTTCGGATAAGAACTCTGTCCGGCCCCGCCTCACGGAGCTGAAGGCCCTGCGGCTGGG